TATTGAAAACGCTACTTCTGGTTCTCAATCAATAATTATCTCACAAGGCTCAGGAGCTAATGTAACTATACCAACAGGTAAAGTAGCTGTTGTTTATTTAGACGGAGCAGGTTCTGGAGCAGCAGTAGTTAATGCTTTTACCGATTTAGATTTAGCAGGTACTTTAGGTGTTGCAGGTATATCTAGTAGTGGTGCAATAGTTCCAAGTGCTTCTGATGGAGCAGCGTTAGGCTCTGCTTCTTTAGAATGGTCTGATTTATTTTTAGCTGATGGAGCTGTTATTAATTTAGGTGATGACCAAGATACTACTCTTACTCATGTTGCAGATACAGGTATTTTATTAAATAGTACAAGGCAATTACAGTTTGGTGATTCTGGCACATACATACACCAATCAGCAGATGGAGTATTAGATTTAGTTTCTGATACTGAAATAGAAATTAACGCTACGACTATTGATATAAATGGTGCTGTGGATATTTCAGGTAATGCTTTAGTTAGTGGTGAAGTACAAACAGCTAATATTGGCTTTACTGATGGGGATAATGCTATAACGATTGCTGATGGTGGTGGCATTACTGCGGCAGCAGGTATTACTTCTACAGCAGCAGCAAATACCTTTGGAGCTACAAGTTTTAACGAAGCTGATTTAACAAATGTTGGAACAGTTTATGCTGACCAATATTTAGGTGATGCAGATACAGATTCTGGTATTGTTCTTCCAGGTTCAAATATAATGACATTACATACTAATAATGCAGAAAGGATGCGTATTAGTGAATCAGGTTGCGTAGGCGTTGGAAGTACATCAGACAGGTCTATAGGTACTAATATAGGTACACTTGTTGTAAATGGTTCTGCTGGTGGTGGTCTTTGGTTAAGTACTGGTGATTCTAGTGCAACAACTTCAAAGATTTACGCTGCGAATAATGGAAGTGTTGGCGAATTAATTATCAATAACGGCACGGGTGTTGGTTCTGGCGGTATAATGATTCAGACGAATGGCACAGAAAGAATACGTATTCAAAGTAATGGTCGTGTTGGAGTTGGCACAACTGGTGGTAATGCAGGCATAACTTGTTCAACAGACATAAGAGCAGCAGGTGCATCTTTTGGTAATGATGCTAATACTATTACTATGTCATACGAATCAGCAGGTGCTTATGTAACATCAAGAGGAGCTAATACATCCACCAGAGGTACTCTAGGTTTAAGTGTAAATAGAAGTAATGGTGCTGCAGGTATTTCAGGTGTGTGGGTTGCTAATGATGGATATCTAAATGTAGGGAAAACTGATAGTGATTATGAAACTGATGGATGCCATTTTATTACTTCAGGTACATATAATGGTACAATGTATTCAACCCTTAATTCTAGTGGAGGTAGCTCTTATCATCTAAGAGATTCAACTAATGATGCTTGGAGATTTTATGTAGAAATAAATGGAACAATAAGTGCTACATCAACATCTATAAGTTCATTGTCTGATGAAAGATTAAAAGAAAATATCAAAGATTTAGAAATTGGTTTAGATGAAATAATGGCTTTAAAACCTAGAAGATTTGATTGGAAAGAAGGACAAGGTAACAAACAAAAGAATGTAGCAGGTTTCATAGCACAAGAAGTAGAACCAATATTACCTGATTTAATTGGTGATTTTATGCACGATGATTTAGATGATGCTAAATCTGTAAAAATGGGTGATATGATTCCTACATTAGTTAAAGCTATACAAGAACAACAAACACAGATTGATGCCTTACAATCTGAAATCAAAACTTTAAAAGGAGAATAATATGGCAATATCTTACGAATGGGATTGTAAAACTTGTGATACATACCCAACAAAAAGTGGTAAATCAAATGTGGTTTACAATGTGCATTGGCGACTTAAAGCTATCGATGATACTAATAAAGATAGTAATGGCAATAATTTAATAGCAGAATATTTCGGAGCACAACCATTAAATACATCTGATTTATCTAGTTTTAAAAACTGGTCTAGTCTTACTAACGCTGATGTGCAAGGCTGGGTTGAAGCTGCTATGGGTAGTGATAAAGTAACTGAAATTAAAACATCATTGAATGAGGATATAGCAGAAAAAATTACACCTACATCTGTAACTAAAAAAATAAGTTCATAAGTTATGGAAAGAGAAAGAGAAAGAGAAAGACAAACAATCACATCCAACTTAAATTGTTGGGATGTGCAAACAACTACACCTAAGGAGGTGCAATAATGCAAAAAGAAGAAAACAAAGCTAAAGTCGGCGATAAAGAAATATTAGAATCTGAAATGACAGATAAACAAAAATATCTAGCAAATCAAATTACTAATTTAAGAAATAAAAAAGAACAAATGCTTTTTGATTTAGACCAAATAGAAGCGGCTTTAACTGTTTTTCAAAATTCATTTATAGCTTCAACTAAAGAAGAAGCTGAAGAAATTCTCAAAGAAGATAAAGATATTCCAGAGGAGGAAAAATAAAATGATGTGGTTAAATATTATTATGTGGGTTACTGCTATAATTTCTATAGCTTCAATAGTAGCTGCAATTACACCAACACCTAAAGATAACCATTGGTTTAAACCAATTTATAAAGTTATTGACTGGTGTGCTTTAAATATAGGTAAAGCAAAACAAAAATAATGGCTACGGTAAAAGAAGCTTTAGCAGAACTTAGTGCACACGAAAGAGAGTGCACTATTCGCTATGAATACATTGAAAAAAGATTAGACGAAGGTTCTGCTAAATTTAAAAGATTAGAAATGTTGTTATGGGGGGTTTATCCATTTATACTGGGCTCTATAGTTTTCGCCGCTTTTATATAGGAAAAAATAATGCCTTTACAAAAATTTTTATTCAAACCAGGAATAAATAAAGAAGCTACTGCTTACGCTAATGAAGGAGGTTGGTTTGATAGTAATTTAGTTCGTTTCCGTAAAGGTCTTCCAGAAAAAATAGGAGGATGGGTTAAAGCTTCTTCAAACAGTTTTAAATCTTCAGGAAGGTCTTTACACGCTTGGGTTGATTTAGAAGGAACTAAATATTTAGGGTTAGGAACTACTTGGAAAAACTATATATTAGAAGGAAATTCTTATAATGATATAACTCCTTTAAGAAGTACTACTAGTGCAGGCGATGTAACCTTTGCTAAAGTAGAGGATGGTGACGCTACAATCACTGTTACTGACACAGCTCACGGTGCAGTAAAAAATGATTTTGTAACATTTAGTGGTGCAGCTACTTTAGGTGGTTTAATAACTGCTGCTGTACTAAATCAAGAATATCAAATAGTTACAGTACCTAACGCTAATACTTACACTATAACGGCTAAAGATACTGACGGTGCTGAAGTAACCGCTAATTCAAGTGATAGTGGTAATGGTGGTGGGAGCGTTGTTGGTGCTTATCAAATAAATGTAGGATTAGATACCTATATTCCTTCAACAGGTTGGGGTTCTGATTATTGGGGTTCAGGTACTTGGGGCAGTGTTGCGGCATTAGAAGCAACAAACCAATTACGTTTATGGTCTCAAGATAATTTCGGTGAAGATTTACTTTTTAATGCTAGAGGTGCAGGAATTTATTATTGGGACACTAGTGCAAAAACTTTAGGCACTGATAGAGGCGTTGCTTTATCTGCTATTTCTGGAGCTAATTTAGCACCTACTAAAGCTTTACAAGTTTTAGTTAGTGATATAGATAGACACGTAATTTGTTTAGGAGCAGACCCATTAAATGATGGAGAAACAGCTAGAACAGGTTCAATAGACCCCATGTTTATTGCATGGTCTGACCAAGAAGATGCAGCAGAATGGGAACCTAAATCGACAAATACGGCAGGGTCTTTTAGACTTTCTGCAGGGTCTTCTATAGTTGGAGGAGTTAGAGCAAGACAAGAAACATTAATTTGGACAGATACTTCTTTATATTCTATGACTTTTGTAGGACAGCCTTTTACTTTTTCTTTAAACCTAGTTAACGAAGGAGTTGGGTTAGTAGGACCTAATGCTATGGTCAATACTCCTAAAGGTGTTTTTTGGATGGATAAAAAAGGTTTTTATAACTACTCAGGACAAGTACAACAACTACCATGTACTGTAGATGAATATGTTTTTACAGATTTAAATCAAACACAAAGTTATCAAATATTCGGTTTTGTTAATAAAGCTTTTGATGAAGTAGGTTGGTTCTATTGTTCAAACGATACTACAGTTATAGATAGATATGTCGTATTTAATTATGAAGAACAAGTATGGTCAATAGGTAAATTATCTAGAACATCTTGGATAGATGAAGGTATTTTTAGTAACCCTAAAGCTACTTATTCTAGTTCTAATACGGGTTATTGTTACAACCACGAAACTGGACATGACGCAGACGAAACAGCTATGACAGACGTTTATATTGAATCTAGTGATTTTGATATAGACCCAGCAGGAGAAGATTTTCAACATATTAGTAGGATTATTCCTGATGTTAAGTTTAACGGAAACGGTAGTGTGGGAACTGGGGGACAACAAGTAGATATAGTATTAAAGAAAAGAGATTTTCCAGGAGAATCTTTAACTACCGTTGTTACTGGAACTTGTTATTCTAATACTTCTAAAATAGATACTCGTCTTAGAGGTCGTCAAGCAGTTATCCGAGTTCAGTCTAATGATGATGATACTGCTAAATTAGGTATGGGTTTTAGATTAGGTGCAACTCGTTTGGATATTAAACCTGACGGTAAACGTTAATGGGTAAGTTATTAGAAACTAAACTTCCCGTAGCGATAGGAGAAGTATCTTCTGAAACATTTAACCGTTTAGTAAGAGTATTAGAATTAAGTTTAAATACTAAAGATATTAATGCAACCTTAAATGTAAATGAAACAGAAAGAAATAAAAATAAATTCAACAAAGGAGATATTATTTGGAATCTTTCTACAAACCAACTGCAATTATGGACAGGTGATAAATGGGTAGATATATATTCAGGGACAGAAAAGGGAGTTCAGGGAACAACGGCACTGGGGAACGTAAGCGTTTCAACTGGTGGAGCAACAACAATAACAATAACGTAGAGGATATTAATATGGATATGCAAAAATTACAAGAAGAATTAACTTTTGATGAAGGCTGTATAGATAAAATATACTTAGACCATTTAGGTTATCCAACTTTTGGTATAGGTCATTTAATATTAGAAACAGACCCTGAACACGGACAAGACGTAGATACCCCTATTTCTGAAGAAAGAATAACTGAATGTTTTGAAAAAGACATACAAAACGTTATAAATGATTTAGATAGGAACATGACATGGTGGAAAGGTTTACCAGAAGATTTACAAAGAGTTATGGCGAATATGTGTTTTAATTTAGGTATAACAAGGTTATTAAAATTTAAAAAGTTTTTGGCTGCGATGGAAGAACATAAATGGGATAAAGCCGCAGTTGAAATGCTAGATAGTCGTTGGGCTATACAAGTAGGTCCAAGGGCTATAAGAT